CATTTTCTGACATAATATTCAATGCGTCATTTTTTCCTTAAAGAAAGAATGAGACCGGGAATGCAGAGACCGACAAGTATCCAGCCTGCTGTCCTTTTCCAGAAAACAGTGTGCATTCCTGACAATGCCCGTCGCAGACGCCAGCTGGTCCAGACATCCGTAATGGCCGCAGGTGCACTGCAGTGTTTCTTCCGGGCAGATCACGGTATGTCCGATCTCCCCGCCCAGGCCCTTCGCGCCATACAGCATCTGTCCGCCTTCCAGGATAATGCCGGCACCCACACCGGTGCCCAGTGTAATAAACATCAGGCTTGCATAATCCCTGCCGCCGCCCTTCCAGTACTCCGTGCCTGCGGCGTTATAGCTCACGCCCCCGCCATATCGCAGCTGCTGGAGGTTGGAGAGCTGGCCCTTGTTGATGTTGAAGCCCAGCGCTGTCGTGGCCTTCCCGCTCCCCCAGTTCCACGGCATCAGGCCGGAGATGAGGTTGACGGTGTCCGCCACGGTGGCCGCGATCACGGCCAGGCCCCGCAGCGCGTCGGAGACCTGCTGGATGGGATTGACCCATCCGGGCAGCGAGCCCATCAGATCGGCCCCGGCCTCGATCAGACCCAGCGTGCTCTGTACCAGCGCGCCGGTGTTCTCGATCAGCTTGGAGTCGATCAGCATCTTGCCGGCCGTGTCCATGAGCTTGGTCAGATCCTCATAGGCTTTTTTGTTGGTCGGCGCCCACTGCACGGCGATCAGGTTGGTGTTCTTCTCAATGGTCTGTGTATATTTTTGGTGAGCGTCGTCCACTTGTCCCAGGATCTTCAGCTGATCCTCGCTCAGGACGTAGCCTTCGCTCATGGCCTCGTTGTACAGGCGCTGCGCCTCGTCCAGGTTCAGGATCAGCGGGTTGAGCTCCTGGGCGGACTTGCCGAACAGCGCCATGGAGATGGTGTCCCGCTCGGTCTCGTTCCCGATCCCGCCCAGGGCCTCCAGCGCCTCAAACATGACCGTGTTGGCGTCCCGCAGCTGGCCGCTGCTGTCCGTCACGGAGACGCCCAGCTGCTGGAAGGCTGCCGCCTGGCTGCCCAGGTCGCTCTCGTAGGCCTTCCCCTGCTCTGCCGCTTTCCTCACGGCCTCGTCATAGCTGGCAAACTGGTCCCGTGCCGTGCCGATGCTTCTGGTGATCTTGGTCAGCGCCCCGGACATGGTCTCGGCGGAGACGTCGATATAGGGCGCCGCGTACTGAAACTGCTGTAAAAGGTCGGTGCTCACGCCGGAGACCAGGCTCTGTGTCATCAGGTCGTCCGCTTTGGTCGCCGCCTGCTCCGTGATCTCGTTGAGCTTCTGGATGGCCTTGACCGCTGCCGCCGCGGCTGCCGCGATGGCGCCCAGGGCCGCCACCGATCCGGCGGATAGGCCCTTCATGCCGTTCAGGGCCTTCTTTGCTCCATCCGGCAGATTGACGCCCAGCTTTCCGGCGATGCTGTCCACCTGGTCGCCCAGGCCTTCGCCCTTTTCGGCGCTTTCCTCCATGGCGTCGCCCATGTTCTCCAGCGTCTCGGTGGCCTCCTCGTTCTGCACGCGGAGCTTGTTGGCCTGCTCCTCGGCCCCGTACAGGGCCTGCTTCCATTTCAGCGTGGCCTCGGAGTTTTCCCCCGTGGCCGCGGCGGACTTCTCCACCATGTCCCGCAGGAGATCCACGCGCTTTTCCGCCGTCTGGAGCTGCTGCGCCAGGATGCCGCTGGTCTTGGCCGCCTTTTCCTCGGCGGTCGTGTTTTTATCAAAAGAGGCCGTCACTGCGCGCATCTGGGCGTCCAGCGTCTTGGCCTGCTCAACGATCTGTTTGATCTGTGCCCGGTACTGCTCTTCGCCGTCTACGGCGATACGCGGGCCGATATTCGTTTTGGTCATTTAGATGACCCCCATCTGTTCCTCAAAGGAGAGGTTTCTCTGCTTTTTCTTGGGTTTTGCGCTTCCGCTGTAGATTGCCAAACAGGAGATCATGTCCTTCAGCTCCCCCACCTTGGTCACCATGATCTCCTGCTTTGTCATATTGAGCGTCCTCCCGTAAAAGAGGCACCAGGATAGATTCAGCTCGATTTCTCCGTCGGAGCCTCTTTTTTTTTGCCGTTTTTCGTCGGCTCCTCGGTCTCCACGGTCTGCTCCCGGTCGCGGAACATCACCGCCACGGCCTCCCCCATCATCTCATTGAAGTCCTGCATGGGCACCAGGTCCAGCAGCTCCATCTCCAGCGGGTGCTCCTGATACTCCCGGCCCTCCAGCCTGGACTTCATGGCTTCGGCCTTCTCGTGCCATCTGGAGAGGATGCAGAGCATCTCCTTGCCGCCCTGGGCGTCGTCCAGCAGGCGGCCCAGCTTGTTCAGGTCGTGGTCAGGGCAGTGCTCCTTCAGCTCCTCCATGGCGCCCACGGAGTACAGCAGCCCGTATTCGTGTCCGAAAATCTCCATGTGCTCCTCCTTATACCGGCGGCAGCGTCTGCGCCACGGTCATGCCCAGCACGGCGCGGGCCGCGTTGTAGGCCTCCAGCTCCGTGGCCAGCGGATTGGAAAACCATTTCCACGCTCTTTTCGGCGTGTCGTCCCTCATGATTTTGGCGGAGAGCTCCTGGGTCTGCCAGTCGATCTCCTGGCCTTCCGTGGCCGCCTGGACGTCAAACTGCGAGAAGATTATCTTTCGGTACACGAACGCCCGGAAGAATTCGTTCCCATTGGACTGACAGCGCAGCACGTTGCCATAGCCCACATAGGGGATCTTCTGGTTCCGGCCGTAAATATTGAAGGTTACAGTGTCCTGCCCTACTGTTACCTCCTCTTTGTCCGTTTCGCTCAGGCCCATGATCATTTTTTCCGAGGCGGTGAGCAGGCCGTCCACAGTGATGGCCGCCGTGCCGCTGCGGAAGCGGCGCTGGCCTTCCTCGGCTGCCTGGTTGTCCGTAAAGAGCGTGTTGTCCTCGTTGGCCACCTCGATGGACGGCACGATGCTGACGCCGCGCGCCAGATCCCTGCCGTTGGAGTAGGTGACCACGCCCGCAGCGGCCGCGTACAGCGCCACGATAGGATAGCTGAAGCCGGTGATGACTTCGCCACGGGCAAAAGTGCTTTCATCCATTGTTTTTCCCTCCTAAGATTTCCTGCAGCTTTTTGTCCGCTGCGTCTTCCATGGCCTCCTCCGCGCGTTTTCTCACTCGCTTCTCTGTCGGCCTCATAAAAGGTTGTTTGATCATTGCCGTAGACCCGGACTCGCAGGCCCTGGCGATCAGGGCGTTCGGCTGGCCGTTCGGCCATTGGTCCGTGACAATGTCGTTGTATCCGTCAAAGCCCAGCTTCGTGCTGATTACTCCATATTTATCCGCAATCGGGGCGATGCCGAAGCTGTCGATCAGTCCCCTTTTCTGCTTTACGGAGATCAGCGTTGGGACGCTTTTCTGGTATGCGGCCCTGGCTTCGGCGTCGGATACGGTGTTCAGCCCCCAGATTCCCTTCTTGATTTCATCGGCTACAACTTCCGCTCCTTTGTACACCGCTGCCTGGCACACGGCTTTTGATGCCCATGCTACGCTTTCCAGCTGCTTGATGTACTTGGATATTCCTTGCATCTGAAATTTAGCCATAGCGCACGCTCCAGACCCATTCCCAGTGCCAAAAGCCGGTGTCCTCCTCAAACTGCACGCTGTTGAGATACCAGCTCAGCGATGACGCGTTCAGCTGCGCCTCGAAGGCGTCCTTCCAAGGGTCAAACTCCTGCTTGGAAAAGAGATCTGTCGTCCCGCTCATGCCGCGCTCGGCGTGGCGGCCGTCGGCCTCAAAGTCGTCGCCCCGCTCCTCCTGCCAGACAAAGTACCGCTCGGAGTTGAGGCGCTTCCCGTGGCTCACTGCGTCGGTGACGGCGGTGTGGACTTCGATCACGGTCTCATGCCAGCTCATGAGCTCGCCCCCTGTCTGTAGGCCACCAGGGTCAGATCATCGGAGGGCGGCCAGACATCCGGCACGAACTGGATGAGATCCACCCGGTACTCCTTCCCGTCCTCCGTGATCGCTTTGTTCTGCGGCGTGATCTCTGTGGTGGTGTGCTGCACCCGCAACACCCGCTTGACCTCGGTGTTGGCCTGCTTGGCGTCGTAGTACCGGGCCACGCCCACACGGCGGTTTTCATAGCAGAGCGCGGCCAGCTTCTCCAGCTGCTCCTGCGGCTGGTAGCCGGGTTTGGCGGCGTCAGTCACCTTGTAGATGGTGACCACGCCGTCGTTGTAGCTCTGGCTGATCTTGTGATCAGGACGATGTGCAGCTTTCCACAAGATTCATCACGCCCCTGTTGTTCTGCATCGCGAGAATCTGGCTCCGGTAGTTGTTTTCAAACACGTCCAGCGCCGCGTCCCGCGCATAGCGGCAGTATTCTTTCAGCAGTGTCCGGGGATAGCCGGGGCTGGTATAGTCCCCGGCTTCCCCCAGCTTGTCGTCCAGATAGGCCATGCCGTCCTCGATGATGCCGGTGACGCGCTGATCCGTCACGTCATCGTCCCAGGTGATCTGGAGATAGACCTTGATATCGGCCAGCATGCCCTCCGGCAGCTCGCGCACGGCCCCGCTCATCAGGACTTGGTGACGGTGACCGTGTAGGTCTTGGTGGTGCTGCCGTCCTCGGCGGTGACGGTCACGGTCAGGGTGTTCTCACCGGCGGCCCAGGTGGCGGCGGTGCCGTTGGGGATGACGGTGGCGCCCAGCGTGATCTCCACGGTGGCGCCGGCGTCGGCGGGCACGGCGTTGATGGTGTTGGTGGCGTCACCGGTCGCCGCGGTGTAGGCGGTGGTGTTGGGCGCGAAGGTCGGGGTCAGCGCCTTGTTGCCGATGCGCAGGCTGGCCAGCGTGGCGTCGGTGGAGGGATCGCGGCCGTCAACCATCTCGACCTTGTAGGTGAGAGGCTGCAGGCCGGAGATGTCCAGGAAGAGGAACGCGTTGTTGTCCAGCGGCATGCCGTTGGCGTAGCCCTTGATCAGGTACACGCGGTTGTCCTGCAGGAACTGGTAGTGGTCGGAGTACTCGATCCGGCCGTCCCGCTCGGAGCCGATCAGGCCCAGGTAGCGGTAGCCGATGCCCAGCGCGGCCTCGCCCTGCGTCACAGCGGCGCTCTGGATGATCTCGATGGGATAGGGCAGCACGTTGTTGCGGTAGGTGCCGTCAGGCGCCATCACGGTGGTGGCGGGCATCACGCGCTGGAAGTAGTCCTGCGGGTTGACCACCAGGATCAGGTCACGCACCTGGCGGGGCTTGCCGTTGGCGTCCACGGCCAGCATGCCCAGCAGGCGGCCCAGGGTGGAGACGGAGAGATCATTGACGGCGATCTTGGCCTTGCGGGGATAGACGCCATCGGTGACGGTGACGCCCGCGCCCACCTGACGGGTCATGCCGATGGGCTGATCGTTGCCGGTGCCGTCGTAGAATCCGGCCTCGGCGCCGTTGGCGTAGGCTTCATAAAGCGTCTGGCGGATGAAGTTATCCAGCCACTCGGGGCCCAGGTCCAGCATGGCCTTGCACACGGGCAGGAAGGCGGAGAGTTTGAACAGCGTGGCGTTGACCACGGCAAAGCCCGCCAGGATCTCCTTGACGATATCGTCGCAGAGCTCGCCCCACACGGCCTTCTGGTAGCCGTTGGTGTTGGTGATGATCTTGGCCGCGGCGCCGGAGGGGATGAAGTTGATACGGCGCAGCAGCGGGTGGTCGCTCTGGAGTTCCTCAAACACGCGGTCGATGATGGTGTCCGGCATGATGAGGTTGGCGTCGGTGATGGCCTGCTTCGGGTTCTTGGCCCTGATGCACTCACCGAAGGCCTGGTAGAACTTACGCTCCTCGCTCGTCAGCAGGTTCGCGCCGCGCTCCTGCATGATCTTGGTGTCCATGCTCTGCTGGAGATCCTGGATGCGGGCGTCGTACTCCTGCTGGAGGTCGTAGCCCACGCGCTGCATCATCTCGTCAAACGCGGCGGAGTATGCCTCGGCGTCGTTGTTCTTCAGGGCCTGGTGCATGCTCTCCCGGATCTGCTCTCTGGTTCTCGGCTCATTCTTGAAGTCGTTGGAAATCATGGTTTTCTTCTCCTTTTCAGATTTTGATCTTTGCCAGCGTCGCCAGGATGCTGGTCTGTTTTTCGCTCTCAGGCTCTCCTGCGGGCGGTTCTGCGGGTTCTGCTTTGGCTGCCGGGGCTTGCGCTTTATCGGGTCTCAGCGCGTGCGTGGCCATTTTCTGGGCTCCTGCGCGCTGTGTGGCCTGCTGCATCATGCCGGCGATGGCGGTCAGGTCTGCCTCCTGCTCGGCCACCCGGTCGGCAAGGCCCAGCTCCACGCACTCCTGCGCGGTGAGCCAGGTCTCCGCGTCCATCATTTCGGCAAGGCGCTCTTCCGTGAGCTTGTCCCCTGCCTTCTGCAGGTAGGCCTGCCGGCCGGCAGCGTTGATCACGTCCAGGTCATCTGCGGCCTTCCGCAGCTGCTCGGCGTTGCCTACTGCTCCCATCCACATGTTGTGGATGAACATCATGGTGTTGGCCGGCATGATGACCTCATCTCCCGCCATGGCGATGACCGAGGCGATGGAGCAGGCGAAGCCGTCGATGTACACCGTCTTGTGCGCCGGGTGCCGGCGCAGCTGGTTGTAGATCGCTGTCCCCTCGAACACCTCGCCGCCGTAGGAGTTGATGAAGATTTCGATCTCCGTCACGTCCGGGTAGCGGCTCAGCTCCTGGCGGAAGAAATCGGCGCTGGTTTCGGACACATGCTCTTCATCGTCCCACCAGTCGTACCAGTTCCCCTCAACGTCGCCGTAGATGTACAGCTGCAGCACCCCGTCACGGTTCAGCGCCTGCCGGATCTCCCAGAAGGGCATCCGCTGCTTGGTTTTGCTATTCATTCGCGTTTCCTCCTTCCTGAGCCGCGATCAGGGCGCTGGCGAGTTCAAAGTTCTTGGTGATGAAGTGCTCGTCTGCCCAGGACTCGTTGATGGTTTCCTCTCCGGCTGCCCGGCGGATATCGTTCACGCTCCACCCGCTGCCCACCAGCTTTTCGATGTTGGCGGCGGAGCCGAAAAGGTCAAAATGCTCGATTGTGGAGCTGTCCATCCTGGCGTAGCTCCCCTGGCTCCAGAGCTCGAAGCCGTAGCGCTTGCGGGTGATCTCCTCCCCGATCTGGTCACAGATCGGGTCGATGGCGGTGGTCAGCGCCCGGCGCGTCGCGTTTCCGGTGTTTTCCACCTCGCCCTTGATCAGCACATCCGGAATCCCAAAGGCCCGGCAGGTGAAGGAGAAGATGTCCTCGATCATGGCTTTGATGTCTCTGGTGTCGTTTTTCCCGGCGGCGTTCTTCCCGCCCAGGTTGGTGAAATCGTAGCCGTCAAACTCCGGCAGGATCGCGGAGCCGGAGTTCATAAAGGGCTTGATCTGCTTCTCCAGCATCTGCTGGAAGGTGTCCAGCCACCCGTCCTTCCCGCTCGTCATCTGGTTGACGTGCACCTTCCAGTGCTGGCCGTTGTCCCAGCCGTAGGCGCTCATGGCCGTCTGCACCAGCTTCATGTAGCTGGCGGTGATCCCGTTGATCACCGGTTTGAGATCGGTGTGGTGGAGCTTCAGGTGGATGACGTCCCGCTCGTAGAAGGTCTTGGCGTATTCCATATCGCCCACCACCACGCCGCTGTACTCGTTCTGGCGGGACGGGAACTCTTCCCCGTCGATCCAGTCGTCAGCCACCACAACGGCGTCGAAGCCGTCCCGCTTCCTGGTCGGGATGATCAGCGCCTCGTTTTCCTCGAAGAGCTTGGCGATGGCCTTATGCCAGAATGCGGAGCTGGACTGGTTGGTGTTCGGCTCCACGTTCCACATGTAGTACTCGCGCCCGCGAGCCTCTGTGCGCTCCACATAGGTCTTGACCTCGCAGCGGCCGATTGCGTTGGCCACAAAGTTGACGCAGGTCCAGAAGCAGAGCTCGCGGATCTGGAACTCCAGCGCTGCGTCAGTTACGGCGTCGCACACCACGTCCGTCACATCGCGCATCTGCTCCTGCCCGTTGGCGGTCCGCTTGGTTTTGAAAATCTTCAGGCCCATCGGCCCTCTCTCCCTTCCCCCGCGGCCAAACAAAAAGCGCCGATCTGACACAGCATTTCCCTGTGTCAAATCGGCGCTGGCCTGTTGTAGGCGCGGGCTCAGTCTATATTCGGATGGCGCCTATCGGCGGCGCCTTCAGCGGCTCCCCGGTTCCCAGCAGCTCCTCCGCCGTCATGGCGGCGACGTGGGCCATAAAGGGGTCCGTCTTTCGGCTCTTGGCCTCGATCTTGCCGTAGTAGTAGTTCCCGGTGTCTGTCCCGGCTTTCTTCCCGCTGCGGATGCGCTTGGTGTTGTTCGTCGCCCATCGCAAGCACGGGTTGTCTCCCCAGTGGTACAGGCCGCGGTTGAAGCACTCCTGGATTGTCCCGTCCGCCTTCATGATATCGGACGGCCTCACCAGCTTCACCCTGGTCTTGTCCGAGGCGTCAAAGCCGATCTCCCGCATGGCGTCGGCTACCACCGTCCAACGGAAGCTGTCCATGCAGAGGATCTTGACGTTGTACAGCATCCCCATCTGCCGGATGTATTCCGCCAGCAGCCGCGGGTGGATGCTCACATCGTCCACCAGCGTGCAGATCCCGGCCTTTACCCAGTCCATATACGGCGCGCGCACCCGGTGCAGCGTCTTGGACTGCTTGCAGATCCAGGTGTGGTTGATATCAAACCGGTCCTCGCCGCGGCGGAAGTGCATGTCCACGCTGGCGAAGTCGGAGAGCTCTGCAAAGTCGATCCCGACGGTGCAGCTCCAGCCGGTCATGTCCGGAAGCGGCTTGTTGGTCTCTTTGACTTTGTCGTAGTCGGTGACGGTGATTTCCTCAAAGCCTTTGCGGATGCCCATCCGCTTGGTCAGAAAATCGCCGTGCTCTTCCGGGGCGTCCTTCCAGTCGTTGTACTCATCCTGGATCTCCGCCATCAGCGTCGGCATGTACTGGAGGCTCGGGTTTGCCATGCTCCAGTTCTCCGGGTCATGGACCATCTCCTCCTTCGGCAGCCGGCATACAAACGGCAAAAAGCCGTTGTCCGGCTCACCTCCGAAGAGGATGCGCAGCGCCCGCTCCAGCATATCGTCCAGCGGTCCGTCGGAGACGTTCCCGTTTGACGTGAAGGCGCCCTCCCTGGGCTCGTCTTTCTTTCCCAGACCCGTCCGAAACACCTTGATGTTGTCGTAGTTGAGATAGGCGTGGACCTCGTTGAAGACGATCATGCCGGATCTCATGCCATCCCGGTGGCTCGGGCTGTTCGTCCGGCCCTTGATGACACCCCGGTTTTTCCGGCCCTGGATCAGTTCCTTCGTGTGGTAGAAGTGCTTCTTCAGCTTGGCCATGAACTTCGGGCTGTCCAGGACGTCGGTCACGTCCTTCACCGGCCTCATGGCCTGCTCCTCGTCGTTGGCGCAGATGTCCACGTCGTATCCCTTGGCCGGGTTGTATGGGCTCACCGCGCAGAAGGCGATGAAGCCGATTAGGCCGTCCTTCCCCGCGCCCCTGCCCACCATCGTGAACAGCTTCTTCCAGCGCGGCATCCCCGGCGCCTTGTAGGTGCAGAGCCAAAGCGCGATCAAGAACTCCTCCCACGGGAAGAGCTCGAACGGGAAGTATGTCTGTAGCTTTACATACTTCTCGAAGCGCTCGGCCTCAAAAATCAGATCTTCGTTCTCAAAAACGCGCCGGATGTACGCAGCCAGCGCGGTCTGCTCCGGGCACACGCGGGGCTTCCCGGATTCCACCAGGCGGAGATAGGTCTCTACCGCCGGCGGTATGCTAGAGCTCATCGTCGTCAATCGGCGCGCTCGGCTTTGCTCCCGCTCTCGGCGCGCTTATATCTCGGAAGCCCAGGGCCGCGTAGATGTCCAGCATCTTGTTGGACGTCTGGTGCCGGATCGTCAGGCTCCGGTTTTCCACCAGCATCCCGCGCTTTTCATCCATGACCACGACGCCCCGCTCGTTGATGTCGTCGGTCAGATGCTGGTACTCGCACCAGAGATCCAGATACCGGCTGAGCAGCTCCGTGTAGACCGGCTCGACCAGGCCGCGCGCTTCCAGGCTGTCTTTCAAACTGTCCTTCAGATCGCGGAAGGCTTTGGTCGCTCTGATATTTTTCGATTTCGCCATCCCGCTCACTTCCTCAGTTTCTGAGCAAGTTCCCGCTCTGCTGTGCAAAACGCCGCCGTTTTTGAGCAGGTCCCCTCGCTCACGGGCATTTCCCCAAAATTGCCGGCGTTTTATTGTTCCCGCGCGCACGGCGGCAGCGCGCGCGCACCAATTTTTCTGTTTTGTCTGGGACCCTCCCGATTCGGGCCGACGAAAATTTTTTCCGTTTTTTCGACCGGGGGGCGTCCTCGATCAATCCCATCTCTCCACCGTGAGCGGCTCCTTGCTCGGCGCGCACCGCCGCAGACTTTCCGGATGTTCTTCCTCGTGACACGCCTTGCACACGGTGACCAGCTGCCGCTCCCCCGTGTCCGGGTCGAAGATGCTGAGCGCCAGGTCCGGCCGCTCTCGCAGGTGCTTGACGTGGTGGACGATGCTGCCGCGGCTGTACTTCCCACGCGCCTTGCAGATCTGGCACTCGCAGTTGTCCAGCTTCAGCACTGCCTGGCGGACGCCGTCCGGCCCGGCCCACTCGCTCCAGGAGTAGAACAGATCCTCGCGCCCCGTTGCTGTCAGCTTCCGCAGCTGATCCAGACGCGTCGGAGAAATTTTATCCAGCAAGTTTATCACCAAGAAAATCAAAAAGCCCGCGTCGCTGACTTGCACACTGAACTGCAATCAACGGCGCGGGCTTGTGTATGTAGCGCTGGCCTGGTCGATATTCACGATGATCTCCGCCCGGCAAGCGTGGCACTGCACGCTGATCCCGTGCATCTCGCCTCCCGGCGGGACGCGCACGCCGCGGATTTTCCGGCGGCAGTTGGGACAGAGGATCGCTTGATTTTGCATATTCAATATACCACAAGTGAGATGTTTCCGCAAGGTCTGTTGGCTTTCGGAATCTTTCATCGCGCGCCTCCCGCCTTTTCACGCTCGCCTCCCCCGGATCGGCGGCTGTATCGCACCTGACGGCGCGTGAGCTCATACAGGCTCAGGTGGGCCGTGGTAAAGCACAGCGGGCACGGGCCGGGCTTCGGCTCCTCCTGGAGCTCTTCCAGGATGTATGACGGCTCGCTTCTCCCGGTGATCCTGACGCGCTCCAGCTTCTCCTTGCAGGCGGCGCAGCATTTAATCCGCGGCATATCGGTGCCCTCCTCTCCTTGGCGCTCTCGGCATGATGATCTGTCCGCCGCGCAGTCTGGGCGCCACGGGCAGCACATAGCGGATGTACTTTCCGATCACGAGTCCGTCTTCGTCCGTGATCTCTCTCACGTCCTTGATGACGGCGCCGGGCGGCGGTGTCAGTTCGTCCACGCTCTGGATCTCTTCTGGCTCGGAGAGCACGGGCTGCACAAGTCCGCGGCTCCCGCTCCACCCCTTCTGTCCGGGCAGCTTCCCGTGGACGTTGCCCATCATGTACTCGGCAAGCGTGGTCCGGTCTGGATCGTTGTCCAGGTCCTTGATGATGACGGTGCCCTCCCCGCCGAAGGCCGGCCAGAGTGCCCGCACCATCCAGACGGCATCCGACGGAATGACCAGGTGCTGGTGGAGCCTGGCCGGCGCCTGCCGCCGCGGGCTCCAGTTTGCGGTCTCCCAGAATCCCGGCAGCGCCTTCCCGGTCTGCTTGCGGTATGCTGTGCGGAGCTTCCGGAGAAATCGGGTGAGATCCCCGGCGGCCTTCTCGTAGCCCTCGGAGCCCGGCACATTCTCGGTGGCGTTCTGGCTGCCTGGATAGTGGCCGGCGTCATACTTCAGCGTGACGAACCCATCCCCGGCGGAGAAGTTGCACGCGATCCCCCGGGCGAGTCTCTGGACGCTGCTCCTCTCGTTGGCCTTGATCTTGCTCTCGGAGCTGCTGCCTGCTTTTCGGATTCCCCTCGGTTTCTTCCGGTCGGCTTTCGAAGACAGCAGGCTTGCCTGTTCCTCGACAGTCCGTCCGGAGATGACGTAGTACTTCATGAGCGTTTTCATCTCCCCGATGAACCTCCATCGTTTTGTGTCCTGACGTTAGCCGGTAAAAGGTCGCGCAAGAAACGCGCGCACGCGCATATATAATATGAACGTGCTGCCGCGTTTCCCGCTCCCGTCATTGCGAACCAGCGCCGCAGCGCTGGTGTGGCAATCCGTATCCATCGGCTCTCTAATCTGCATCTTTTTCACAAAGGTGCAGATTACAAAACCAATCCCGCGCCGGCGGCGATCCACACCGCCGGCGCCAGTTTTCTCAGATTCCTCTGAGTCTTCTTCTGTTCTGCTGTTCTCTCCTGACGATTCTCTCAACTACTTCCCCGTCGGCGTAGAGCTCCACCGTGACGATGTTCTCATCTTGGAACCGCGTCCCGCAGTATTCGCACACCGGGCCGTCCCTGGGTGCTCCGGCAGCTCGGTCCCGTCCCGGTCCAGGACGCGGAAAACGACGGCGTCCCCCTTCTGATAGCCGCGGTCGTTCTTCCGCAGCTCGAAGGTCTTCTCCCCGCAGAGAACGGCGTTTGCAAAATCAACCCCGATTTTCAGCTCGTGTCTCATGTCCTATTCCTCCTTTTTATAGCCCCAGAATCCGCCCAGTAGGATCATATAGTCCTCCCAGCATCCGGGGCAGACCTCCATGTATCCTTTGCCTCCGGGCTTTGTGACAAGCTCCCAGCCCTTCGGCCGGTCTTCATATTTCTCGACGGTGGTATATCCTCCGTCCAGCTCTTCTCTCCCGAGCCTTTTCAGAAACAGCTGCTTCCCGCAGCGCTCGCAGGTAATGAGCTTCCCTTCTCTCGTGCTCATGGCTTTCTCCTTCCGCTCTGAATCTTTCGTCCATTTTTTTGATATCTTGATATCATTTCTTCTCTCGCGAAACCCGCAATGTAAGTATGTTAGCTTACATACTAAGCTCGTATTCGTCACATATTTTGAGGACGCAGGATTCGCATAAATGGCATACCGTTTTGGGATTTGAATACTGCGTCTTAAAAAGCACGGTAGTCATCCTCTTTTTAAGATGCTCCTGTCCACACATGACGCACCGCGCGCACCATTTATCAGCTGCTACACAGCCGCGGAACTCATCATACAATCCCATTCACTCGCTCTCCTCTGCAGGGATGATGGTGGGAATTTCCATCAGATACATGGTCGGATTCTGTTTGATAAAGCCAATCTTTTCGTATACATGAATCGCTCTACTGTTGTCTGCCCTAACCCACAAGCAATTACATCCGTATTTGTCTTTTGCCAGTTGAACAATTTGCTGCCCATACCCTTTGTTTTGATAAGGTTCGTATATGATAAGCCGCGATAGCATTTTCCCCTTAAGGTCAACCTCCATCTCACCAATTTGAGTTTCACCGAGATAGATTCCAATTTCCTGATACAGTTCGTTTTCTTTCAATTCAATCATCGCTCACCCTCCTCCGGTTTCTCGCAGCGTTCGAAGCTGATCACCCACCCTCCTCCGGTTTCTCGCAGCGTTCGAAGCTGATCACCCACACCCAGGGATTATCCTTCCACCGGTAGGGATAGCTTTTGAATTTATTGGGGTGCCTCGGAATGGTGCTGTCCCAGAGGCGGGCAAAGTCGTCCCGAACATCGTCGAGGATTCCGCACTCGGATTCCGCGTCAATGCAGCACGGGTTGCCGTATGTCTCGATGCACTCCCGGCATTGATCGTCTATATCTATCCCCTCGGCTGCAAGGTTGCGAACGGTGTCCCCGTGGCGGAAAAATGACCCCTGAAGTCTCTCGGCTCTCAGGTCTGTCACTCGGAGAAAGATCCGTGCCGCCTCTTTCGGCATGTGGATGGACGGGTGCCAGTGGTCAACAAAGGCTAAAGGGTAGCCGGAGCATGTACCGTCGGCCTTGTAAACATATCCGCCTGTCCATTTTGCCCACGTCTCACGGACATAGAGGATATCGTCGGGGAGATACGGCGGAGTATAGATGCGGCGATCATTTGGCCCGGGTATCTCTATGGATAAATCCATTGCGTGCCGCCTGTCACCGACGAGCTCAAGCCTTGCGTTTTCTGGCGGTATCGGTTTCACTAACCTGCGTGTCTCCGTTTTTCTGTCTTTCAGGGTCGCCCGGACCATATCCGTGTTAAACAATATCGGCTTCACGCGCACACCTCCCTCCGTCTGTCGTCCCTGGCAAGCGGAGGACGGCGCGGTATCTGCACTTCCTCGGCGTCCGGCGTCGGCTTGCGGATCTCCCACCGGGCCTCAAAGCTGCCTAGCATCAGCTGCTGCTCCCGGATCTTCATGTTGAGCCGTTCAATTTCGGCCAGTTTCTCTTCGACCTCGGCCTTGGCGCTGTCCAGCTTCTGCACCAGCTCCCGGTTCTTCCCCTTCAGGCTGGCGATCTCCGTCTCCAGCCGGGCGCGGTAGTCCTCGCCCAGCCGGATCCTCTCCTGCAGGGTGTCGTTGAGCTTCGTCTCGTGGACAAGCTCGCTTTCCAGATTCAGCACGATCTCCCCGTGCTCCCGCTCTGTCATCAGTCCAAACATATATGTACCTCCTCACATATCGCCGCGCAGCAGAGGCGGAGCATAGCCTGATTCCATCATTTTTTGATAGAGCGTCTTCTCCCGATCCAAAAGATAAGGCAGGAAGACCTGCTCCATCGTGGCCTGTTCGGTTTCTACAAGCGCGATCTGTGCCGCAATCCAGTCCTTGACATTTCTCCACGCGATTCTTTCGGCCTGGGCTGCGTCGCACTTCACACCATCCTTTTTCATAACGGCAGTCACGCCGGCCGGCCGGGCGTCAATACGGAAACCCGCCAGTGTTCCATTGAGCATCAGACCGAATGTGACCGCCTCGACCTTTCCGTTTTCCGTATAATCCATCATCACCTTGCGCGCACCGTGCGCGGCAAGCAGCTCCTGGATCTCCCCCACCGTCTGCGCGGCAGAGACTTTTGTCGTATAGTTCTTGATCGGCATTTGTTCCTCCTAGAATATCTTCAGTTGCTTCTCCACAGGCTCGAAGTTCATCCAGAGGATTTCCCTCCGTTTCGTCGCCGTCTGTGCCCGGACATCGATCTCCTCTCGATGCCACGCCCGCAGCGCGTCGTTGTACATGGGACTGTCGTACCCTGACAGGAGCACAGGCCCCTTGTGGGCAAGTAATGCGTCAAGCAAATCCTCGTGATCTGCCTTTGTCATTTCACACGCATACTGCTTACCATGGCGAGTGGTGAGCAGATAAGGCGGATCGGCGTAGATCAGCACATTCGGATAATTGAACCGCGTGATTACTTCGAGCGCCGGGCGATTCTCGATCTGAACACCGCGGAGGCGTTCCGCCGCCACCCTGATTCGCTCGGGTGTGTCGCACCAGCCTTTTGCCGCATAGGCAGCTTCCCGACCTTGGACATCGTTCTTCCATCCAACCTTGATCTCATTCGTTCGGAATCCGTGCCCCATCATCATCTTTGTGAGGAAGATTACCGCGCGCTGGAAGCTGTCCGTCTTTCCGGATCCAGTTGAACAGGTTCACCACGTCGCCGTCCAGGTCGTTTACCGTCTCGATGGCACTCCGGCTCTTTGTGAACAGCACCGCTCCGGACCCAAAGAAAGGCTCCAGGTAACTATGGTGAGGCGGGAAGAAATTAATGATCCACTGCGCTATGCTCCACTTGGAGCCGGGATACTTGAAGACGGCGTTCATCCCTCGATCTGCCCGGCAAAATTCGCCATCACCGTCCGGGCTGCGATGGCCTGGGCAAACTCTTCATCTTGCCGGGCAAACTGCAGCAGCGCGTCCCGCACCGCGGCCTTCATGGCGGACGCCTTCGCCCCGGTAACGCTCGCGCTCTCCTTCCGCAGCCGTTCAGCTGCCTGCTCGTAGTAGTTCATCATATCCTCCTTGTCATTTCGACCGAGCGCAGCGAGCGGAGAAATCTGTTTTATTCTTGTGCTGCGCGTCAGTTTCTGCTATACTCAGAGGCGTA